CATGTTGCTTCGCTAACTGTTGAAAAAACTCGTGTCCTAATGGTGGTTTTTTGCTCATAGCCAAATGGCTATCGCTTTGCCTTGATGTCTGATCTTTCAGAACATATTTAAGGCAATATTCAAAACCTTTCCAATCTGGCTCTTGAAAATATGCAAACCCATGTTTCCAATATTTCCAATCTACCCTTTTATTTGACGTCACTTCTGGCCAATTATCCTGGAAGAATAATATTATATGCCAATGTGATCGTCCTTTTGCACTTCCGTATTCTCCAGTGACTATGTAACGACATTTATATTTTTTACGCAGTCTTTTAAGAAAATCCTGTACGTCTTTATAAATCAACGTTACTGCATTAACGCCTTGGTCTCCGTCGTACGTTAATGTTACTGCGTAAGTTTTCTTTGCAAACTTACTTTCGGCAATGCATCTTCCAACGTAATCGTTAACTCTACGTTTTCGGCATTGCCAGCATTCGCGACACCCAACTTCCGTCCCATCATCTAATTTTGTTGGTGCGATGCACATAATTTACTGCTGTTCCTGTAGTTTGGTGTCACTAAATGCATATCTTAACAAGGGTAGGGAGATAACGCCGGCAAACGGAACTCCAATATATGGAGTTTCCGTTCCGTTTGCCTGATGTAAGTTATTCAACTTACTTTTTAAAATGGTTCTTTTACTTTGGTTTGCCATTCGTCAATTTCCCAATGTGCGGGATCGTAGAAATTCCAATCTCCGCCCCAATCTAATTTTATATTGCGTTTACGCGCAATTTCTTTGCCGATTGCACCAATGCAATCCCATTCTTTTTTGCTTAAATTCCATGCTCTTGTAGCATGAATTATATCCACCGCCATTCCATATTGGTGTGCGCCAAATCCGGCAGATGCTTTGCTTCTGCCTTTGTCGTATAACTCTTGTTGTCGTTCTGCAGTGCGTACAAATTCAAACGCTCGAACTGGTATGTTCCGTCGCTTCATTGCTTTGGAAAATGCTTTCCAAAACTCGACTATATCAGAGTGAACTCCTCTATAGTCGTTTTCTGTTTGCTGAATTTTAACCCAGAGTGATTTTGATGCGTTTGGCTCTGCTAACGATCGTGCCGCTTCTACGTGTGTTCTATGCACCAACTCATCGCGGTGCCAGAACTGGATACGGTCTATAAACCGTATCCAGCGTAGAAACTTACTCGGGGGTTTCTCCTGCATCTTCTACTTCTACCTGTACTGGCGCTTCAACTACTGTTTTCGCTTCTGCTTTAATTTTTGCTACTTCAGCTCTTAATGCGGCTCTTTCGGCCTCTAGCTGTGCGTTGCGTTGCGTTTCATTGTGTTTCATAAATGCTACCATTCGATCAAACTCAGTTGAGTTATTTACGCGTGGCTCTATCGATGTAAAACTTGGGTTATCAGTGTTTTCAACTGCTTGATCCAAGTCTGGTATATTTACAAATACATCAGCTGATTTTTCAGCTTTTATTTGCACATATGTTGTTGCAGGTGCTGTATATTGAATTTCGGTTTTTGCGTTTGATGTTCCCACCAATACGGCGTCAGTCATTTTATTGTTGTCTGAGACCCAAATTTCAATGTTTGAATTAGCTGTAATTTCAAACTTTACGTGTCTTGGTTTACTTGATGCAAACTCAATCACTTGACCTGCTTTTGTAGCTGTCCACTTATTTACGTTGCCGTGCTTTATTCTATTCATTTTCTATTTTCCTTTTTAAAATGAGCAGGGGAGGGGAGGACTCCCCTGCTTTTTATCACTTCACGATACGTGAGGAATCAACTTGTGAAGTAATTGTGTCGTAATCGCTTGTTGCGTCAGTTTCTTGTAGTCCGGCACCAAATACGGTGTTGCCTACAATTTGCATGTCCGTAAGACATGTAATTTCAAAACTGTCGCTTACCTGGTCAGCAAATACTTTCTTGTGCAAACCTGAACATAAATAAAAGTCTTCATTTAATGTTGGGTTAATTGCTTCTGCTGTCCATATTTTAGCGCGATCTTCGTCAAATGCATCGTTTGCAGGGCGGTAATATTTACCACCTACGTTTACGGCATCTCTTTGCCACTCATGATTGAGTGGTGCGTAACCAAATGTTCCATCTGGTGTTGCATGATTGACATCGGCGTGATTATTTTTGATCACGGCGACAGCCTCAGGGTCAAGCACATCTCTAAGATAGTTTGGTAACGTATCTGGATCTGTTGTGTATAAGAAATAATCTTTCTTACGTTCCCAAAGTTGTTCTGGCACAATTTCTGCTGTTATCATTATAACACCGCCAGTGTTCATTGCAGGTGTTCTGAATGACATATCTATTGTTGCCATACCATTTGTTGCTGACTTATCCAAGTTTGCGCCATCTGTTGCATAACGTTGGTTAAATCCTATCATTGCACGCTGACGACCCAATAATATTGGTTGCTTTAGTGCTTCTTCTGGAACTCTAATTCCAGACATAAGCAAATCAATCACATGTTCGTCGTCTATTCCATCGTACTTTGCTCTTAATTTAGCAAATGCCGCTGTTTTGCGTGCTTGCTCAATGTCAGCAAGTGACATTGTTGCGTTTCCGCCTGTTTGCAATTCTGCAAATATTTCATCAAATAAATAATAATCGCCTTCGTCAACTATTCCGCCATTTTGTGATGGCCCCCAGTTGCCACTTGCAACTGAACCGTTTGCACTTGCTGTTGCTGACGATGATGCTCCATTATTTGCTATTTTTGATTTTACTGGTGCTTGAAATGTCAATCCGGCAAGTGTTACTTGTCCGTCAATTAAATTCTGATCATAATCAGGTACAATATTTTGCATTCCGTTATTAATCCAAAACGCGTCAGCTAAACTTGCATCAAATGCGTTTCTCAATGGTAACGATTTTGATCGTGCTTTGCGCCGATGGTTAATAATTGCATTATATGCTTCAAGTGGAGTTGTATTGTGTAGTGTGCCTTGTTGATGTAATCCTAATGTTTGAAAAAATGAATTGTCATAACTTCCATCACTATAAGTATCCAAATCTGATGAATTTGGTGTAGGATTAACTAAACCTGTTGTTGAATTATAATATTTATTGCTTTCAAAAAATGGTATTACACTTCCAGCTGCACCGTTCTCTTTTTTGTATGATCGGTTTAATTCGTCCATTGATCCGTTAAAACGGTCAAATGCAAGCATTGGGACAAAGTGAGCGTAAAGTGTTACGCCTACACCGTTCATTAACATTTCTGATGTTTCCATCATTTCAATGTTTGCTCTAATTTTACCACTTCGCACACCGTCTTCACGGTGTAACCATTCATACTTCAGTGGCAGGATTTTTCCTGCGTCACCCGATGTTAATACTCGGCCTTTTGCACTACGTACAGATTTCTGTACTGCAATCGGTGAGTTTGGTATCATTTCAGTCATTCTCATTTGCGTTTTCTCCTTGCAATGATTTTGGTTATAATTTTTCGTATTTTTTTACACTTGGCGCACATTATGGGAATAATTCTTCCATAATTTTTTGTTGCTGATTTATTGGTACACCTGTTATTTTACTATTATAATCAGGTTCACTTTGTAATTTTGGTTTCTTACGTTCGTGACCAATTAATGTTTCAAATTTTTGCAATGCACTGTCTAACTGTTGTCCAGTAAATTCAGATGCTAATGCTTTTGTAATTTGTGCTTGTGTTGGTATTTTACCAGTTTTTTCAAATTCACCCATTATATTGTTAAGTGACTTAACAAGGGCAGGGTGTAGACCCTTTATTAATTTGGTAAAACCTGATGCAGGTACTCCATTCTGATATGAATATTGTAAACCTTGTACTATCATAGAACCCATTGCTTCGCTTAATTGGGTTTCCATTAATTCTGGGTTAATACCCATATATAGTACTTTTTGCTTACCTTCCATACCACCTGTAGTGATTGGAACTAACATTGGTACTGCATGTTTTTCTATAAAATCACTAACAGTATTTTGTCCTGACATTGATTTTGCACTAGCTAACAAATTTTGTGTACTTGCGTTTATATTTGACAGCTGTGCTTGTTTCATTTTTTTGTTGTAATTTGCTTCAAGAATACTTGGTATTCCTTGTGCAAATGTTTGAAAAAATGCCCCACTGGCTAAATTGCCAGATGGTCCTTTTGTACTACCTTGTCCGCCTGTTGCTCGTAGTACTGTTAATGGGTTAAACCCATTTTGCTCTGCTTCGCGTCTTAATTTAGCTAAATCTAAATCATTTGCGCCTCGCATAGCTTTTGCTGTTTTACGTGCGCCCAATGCGCCGATTGTTGCGGCGGCTAATTGTCCCCACATATTATAATACTCCCGTGTTCATTAAAACATCGGAAAATAATGCTAAACCCATTATTAATCCCGCTACCGTTGCTATTATGATGTCTTTTAATTTCATTTGATCCATCTCCTAGTAATGAGATCGATCGCTACTCCGGCTAAAGCCGTAAATCCCAAAACGATACTTTCTGTGTCGCCAACAGCAACACCGGCGCCGGCAAGCGACGATCCGAGTATCGTACCAAATCTAGTGATTACTGGTTTTAGGATTTGTTGTATTAGTAGTAATTGCAATTTTTACTCCTTCTTTTTTAGAAGGGGCAAGTGTCCAAATGGCCGATAATATATATTATGATCAGTTTGAGACTCTTGTGTCACCCCATACGTAATCTAGACTTTATTTTTTTGTGTTTGTAAAGTCTTTTTTTTATTTTTTTTGTC